TTCTGAAGGTGCTCTAAACCTTCTCGCTCAGGTTGGATATAAAGCATCCAATTGGGGTGTTGGTGTTGGTTATCGTTATGGTACTGAGGGTACTCGTCCTCGTTCTTTTAACGGTCCTCTTGGATTCAATGGTTCTCTTCTTCAAGACCAAGAATCTAATAGTATTGCAGTAAATGCTTATTGGCAACCTTCTCAGTCTGGTTGGATTCCTTCAATCAGTGCTGGTTATGGATATAACTCTGTAACTGGTGGTAATGAAGGTTACGATACAGACTCTTGGTTTGTTGGTCTTCAATGGAATGATGCTTTAGTTGCTGGTAATTCAGCAGGTATTGCTATCGGACAAGCACCTACTCTCAGTATTCCTGAAGTTAGTGTAGAAGATGCTACAATGCTTGAAATTTTCTATAAGTTCCAAGTAACTGATAACATCAGTATCACTCCTGCTCTGTTCTATGTTGACAACAATCAGCGTTATCAGGACAGCAGTAAGTGGGGTGGTGTCGTCCAAACCAAGTTCAAGTTCTGATAAATCACTTATAATTTAAGTGGAACCACCCAATTTTGGGTGGTTTTTTTATGATTTGGTAAAGACTCTTTAACCAACTCTTAGTGGACTTCTTCTTTATTTTATCTTATGATTTCAAAGAAGTCTATTTTACTTCTAAACAAATTTTTATGAAACTCAAAAATTTTATTGCTATTGGTCTGGTTGCCTCTCCTGTTGCGGCATTTGCTGGACCTACTCTGAATGGTGCAGGTGCTACTTTCCCAGCACCCATTTATCAACGGTGGTTTGCTGATTATGCAAAGGCAACTGGTAATCGTGTGAATTATCAGTCAGTTGGTTCTGGTGCTGGTGTTCGCCAGTATGTCGCAGGAACTGTCGATTTCGGTGCCTCTGATGAACCTATTTCGTCAAAAGAGACGGCTAAAGTGAAGCGTGGTGTCGTTCAAATCCCGATGGTGGGTGGAACGATTGCGATTGCCTATAATAAACCTGGATGTTCTCTGAAACTCACTCAGAAGCAGACTGTGGATATTTTCTCTGGACGTATTAAGGATTGGAAGGCACTTGGATGTTCCGCTGGTCCTATTAAGGTGGTTCATCGTTCTGATGGTTCTGGTACTACTTTTGCATTCACTAATTCTCTAAATGCCTTTGGTGGGTGGAAACCTGGTGTAGGTAAATCTGTTAAATGGCCTACTGGTGTTGGTGGTAAAGGAAACGAAGGTGTGTCGGGTATTCTTAGACAAACTTCTGGTTCAATTGGTTATGTAAATACTGGATTTGTAAAGGCAAATCGTCTTCAGGTTGCTGCTCTTCAAAACAAGGCAGGTAAGTTCGTTCTTCCTACTGCTGCTTCTGGTGCTGCTGCTCTGAATGGTATCAAACTGGATGCGAACCTTGCTGGTGAGAATCCAAATCCTTCTGGTGCAACTTCTTATCCAATTTCAACTCTGACTTGGATTCTCGCATATAAGACTGGTAATGGTGCAAAGACTGATGATATTCGTAAGGCACTAAACTATGCTCTGAGTTCAAAGGCACAAATGATTGCGGATGATTTGGGGTATGTTCCTCTTTCTGGTAGCATCCTGAACCGAGCAAGACTTGCCGTAAAGAAAATCGGTAAGTGATTTAATGGGGGGGTTGCTAAACCCCCTTTTTAGTGCTATAATACTCAACGAACCGAGGATTTTTATGTCTCTTATTTCCCAAAAAGACCGAGAAATGGTCATTGAGGCACTTGAATACTATATTCATAGACTTAAAGAAGATAACTGTACTGAAGCATCAATATATGCCTACAATACACTTCTTCGTTGGATTGAATTAGAACATTATAAGAATGAAAATTAATCTCTGGTGGTGTAGTGCAATGGAACAGTGGCGTTGGACTCTTACTGATGATCATCGTCCTATTCTTAGACAAGAGTCTGGTCAAAGACCAAATCTTCGTGATGCTATGAATGATATTGCTAATACCGTAGAGTATATGCTAGGAACATAATTAACTTTATTTGGGCGCATAACTCAGTTGGTAGAGTTTCTGAATGACATTCAGACAGTCGGCGGTTCAAGTCCGTCTGTGCCCACTATTATAAATACCTAAAAACTGTGGTATAATGGAAAAGTTATACAAACTTATTAGCGACGCTCAGGCATCTCTGTTCGTTCTATTTCACAAAACTTGGGTTTATCACTGGCACGTTGTAGGTCCTGATTTCCAACAACTTCACACTCTCTTTGGAGAACAGTATGAAGCAATGTTTGAAGAAGTTGATAGAATCTCAGAGCATATGAGATACTTAAATATCAAACCAATCAGTACTCTTACCAGAACCACAGAAGTTTCAAGAGTAGATCAAGCATCAAATAGTGCTCAAGATATTGATGCTGAAGGTATGGTAAAACAACTTCATGATGATAACAAAAGTTTGATTGAACTTCTAGCAGAAGTTTCTGAGGAAGCAGAGCAACAAAAGTCATATGCAACTGCTAATCTAGTTCAAGACTTGATGGAATCGCACGGTAAGTTTGTTTGGATGCTTCGCTCATTTACTGAAAAATAATTATTTTATATGAAAAATGGAAAATTTAAGAATCAGATGTCGTTCCTGTAATAGGGAGATAGAAGGACATTCTACTAAGACTGTATCCTGCGGATGTCCAAATATGTCCACGATTCGTGGAGATCGCATTAGTGCTATTGATTTATCTCTAGTGGTTATGCTAAATTCAATGCCGACAAAAAAGAAATCTGGAGTTCTTACAAATGAAGATATTGCCTGGCAAGAAGCAAGGCGACAACGTAAAATAAGAAAACTTGATTTTGAAGTTCGATAAGTGTTCGATTCACTCACTCTCTGTTCTTAAGATTTTCTTAAAGACTTTTTGGAAATCAACACAAACTTGACATAGTAAAGGTAATTGGTATTATAACTATTGTATTACTTTCTATAACCCAATGGACGATCATACTTATGATAATTGGGTGAAAATTAAATCAACGTTTGAAGCATCTGGTAATACAGATAATATGTTTTACAGAAGAGCGTGTGAAATTGTTAGAACTAAAAAAGATCCTATGGATAAATTTTGGGGGAAGCAAAAATGATGGAACCAAGTGATGAATTCATAAGTCGTTCTGAAGTTCAGGAGATGATTGATGCCGCAATAAGAAGACATAATCGCAATGCTTCTATTATTAGTATGTGCGTAGGATGGGTAGTTTTATCACTTTTTGCTGAAGGATTGCTGCGCCTTGTGGGGGTTATTCCACCATTACTACCATGGCTCAAAATTACTCTGAATTAATTTTTTTAATTCCTTGGATTATTCTTATAGGTATTGCTTTGTCTATGATAGTTAATGGGTGGGCGATTACTCACGAATTCTGTGGATATTCCAAAAGTCCAAGAACAAAGAGACATCCAGAAATGAAAGAAGTTAGAAAAGGAGACGAATTACTGGTGATTAAGTTTACCGATGAAGATTATAGGGAACTGCAAGAAATAATTATGAGGCAAAAAATGGATGAATTATTTGAAGAACCATCATCATATGAGGATGAAGATGACGACGAGTGAATGGTTAGAGTTTATTAATTTCGTTTCTCACTTATTATATTTTTTTGTCGCATTTATGTGTGGACTTGTTCTTGGATATATAATTGGTTTCAAAAACGGAGGGGGACTTTAATGAATAAAACATTGATATCATCAATTCTTTTATTTTTTTCAATTTCCTTATTTATTCATTGGGGACTTACAAACGCATATAATAACTGGTGAATGTGGTGTAATGGAACAACATATTAAGCAACGCTATATGTTCGCTCTGTCCTCATTTTCTAGGATTTATGGGACTTTGGCAATCAATAATTTACACTATAAACAGTTTTGCTTAGATTGGTCTAATATGACTGTAGAAGCTCCTCTAGGAGGACTTGATGAGGTAGACCAATACTTTTACTTTGAGTATAAGAATTGGAGGGGAGTTTGATTAAATATGCAATTTTTACCCAATTCTCATAAATAAAACTAAACTAAGTTTGGGGTGGACCAGACTGGTACACTTCTTCAACCGGACCCCTTGACTTAGACCTCATTATCTCTTATAATAACAAGGTCAACAAACAAAACAATGGCACTGACTGAAAAATTCAAGAAAGACGTTCAAACCCTTCGTGGTGCGGCAAATGGAGATTTTTATCTTGATGTAAAAAATCCAAAACTTTATAAAAAAGTTCGTCGTTATTATGAAAACGAAGGTGTAGTATTCTCCGGTGAACCTCTCGATGATTATGAAATTCTAATGGAATACGTTGCTGTTGATCTTGAAACTGTAGAAGTTGCATGATTACTAAACTTCCTAAAGTTCTTCTGGAGCGTGAGGGATACCGATTCGTTGAAGTCGGTATTCTTGAAATCAATGGGAAACCTGATTATCGCTTACAAAAAAAGAACGAATATACAAAACGCTGGAACGACATTTATCTTTTTGATAATGGGATGCAGTGTTCTCTTGCTATAGAAGATTTTGAATATGCGAAATGGTTAGATCCAGACAGAGTACCTTGTTATGTAAAAGGTGAGGAGGAATATTGGGATTAGATAGTCTCGGGATGACTATAAAAGCGCACTGGTCGGGAGCAAACTCCTTTAGTCACGGAAAGACTTTAAAAGTACTGGTGGAGTCAATATGACCCTATTATGAGTTTACTGCCTCTCTCAAGGGCAGTTGGTGCGGATGGGATACTCTCCCCGCCTGGTTTCCAATTTCCAGTTAAAAAATTGGTGGCAAGCCTGCATAAACTGAGTAGAGGGGAGTTGCATAAACTCTCCTTTTTTGGTATAATTACTTGATAATAATATGTTGTTTATGAAATTGCATTTAACTTACTTTGGGGATAATAATTTTTCTATAGGTAAGAATAGAATTAGAAAGCAAGCAGAAAACTTTGGAGTTTTTAGTTCTATCCAAGAGTTTGGTGAATCTGATTTAGAGGATAATCTATTCTGGGAGCAATATGCAAAACCTATGATGAATCCTCGTGTAGGAATGCCTAGAAGATATTATGGTTATTATGCTTGCAAACCTTATTTTATTCTCAAGGCTTTAGAAAGTATTCCTGAGAATGATATTCTTCTCTATGTTGATTCTGGTTGTGAGTTGAATAAAAATGGTTTAGAAAAACTCCAACAATATTATGATGAGTGTGTAGAAACTGAAGGAGTATTTTTTACTTTAGATCTACCTGAGATACAGTGGACAAAGATGGATACTTATCGCCATATTATTGGCGATAATGATGAGTATCTAATAACCAGACAAATCATTTCTGGAATTTTTCTTTTAAAGAACACCTCTATGATTAGGGAGTTGGTTCAGAAATGGATTGACATATGTGTAGAGAGTGGTGGAAAATATCTTGATGATAGTCCCTCCAATATTCCTAATAATGAAATCTTTAGAGAAAATAGACATGATCAATCTATTTGGTCTCTTCTCCTAAAGCAAAAAGCAGAATCTCATGATTTTACATTTCATGATGATGATACTTATGAAACAATTTGGAATGCTGCTGGAAAGTCTGGAGTTCCTGTTGGAAAAGAACAAGCACAAGTATGGAATACTTATGGTAGAGAATATCCAATCTGGGCAACCAGAAATGGTATGATAGATTTTACTAATTGTGAAGTATGAAAAAAGCACTAATTACTGGAATTACTGGGCAAGATGGATCGTATCTCGCAGAATTGCTACTTGAAAAGGGTTATGAAGTTCATGGCATTGTTCGAAGAGCATCCCTTATTAACACTGATCGTATTGACCATATCTATGATTCTATTACTCTCCATTACGGTGACCTTACTGATTCTACTAATCTTGTAAGAGTCATTCAACAAGTTCAACCTGATGAGATTTATAATCTAGGTGCTCAAAGTCATGTAAAAGTTTCTTTTGAGATGCCTGAGTATACTGGCATGGTTGATGGACTAGGAACTCTTCGTATTTTAGAAGCAGTTCGACTTCTGGGAATGGAGAAAAAAACTAGAATCTATCAAGCATCTACTTCAGAGATGTTTGGTAAGGTTCAGGAAATTCCTCAAAGGGAGACAACACCATTCTATCCTCGCTCTCCTTATGGATGTGCAAAGATTTATGGATATTGGATTACGAAAAATTATCGTGAGTCCTATGGGATGTATGCTTGCACAGGAATTCTTTTTAATCATGAGTCCCCTCGTCGTGGTGAGACATTTGTAACTCGAAAGATTACTCGTGCTCTCTCAAAGATTTCTACAGGGCAACAACAGATTCTTGAGTTGGGTAATCTAAATGCAAAGCGTGACTGGGGGCACGCGAAAGACTTTGTGGAAGCAATGTGGTTAATGCTTCAGCAAGAACAACCTGACGACTTTGTGATTGCTACTGGTGTCCAGTATTCTGTTCGTGATTTTGTAGAAGAAGCAGCACCTTACTTTGGTATGACTATTGTATGGGAAGGTGAAGGTCTTGATGAAGTTGGTATTGACAAAAACACTGGAAAAACCATTATCCGAGTCAATCCTAAATATTTCAGACCTGCTGAAGTAGAGACTTTATTAGGTGATGCCACAAAGGCAAAGGAAAAACTAGGTTGGGAACCTAAGACTTCTTTTAAACAATTAGTTGAGGACATGTGCATTTATGGACAGTGATTCCAAAATTTTTATTGCAGGACATAGGGGACTCGTTGGATCTGCAATTTCCAGACATTTGATATCTAATGGTTACACAAATCTCTTGACTCGTTCAAGAGCACAATTAGATTTAAGAATCCAGAAAGATGTTGACGAATTCTTCGCAGAAGAAAGACCTGAATATGTTTTTCTTGGCGCAGCAAAGGTAGGAGGTATTGGTTATAATAAAGCAATTCCTGCAGACTTTATTCGTGAAAACTTACAGATTCAAACGAATGTAATTGATGCTGCATATCGCAATGGTTGTAAGAAATTGCTATTTCTAGGATCTGCTTGCATTTACCCCAAGCACGCTCCAATTCCTGTCAAAGAAGAATACTTGCTTACTGGTCCACTTGAAGAAACTAACATTTCATACTCCCTGGCAAAAATTGCTGGATAT